TCAAAGCAGACATTCAGGGGGTTCGAAATGATGTAGGCGCTCTTGAAAAAATTGTGGAACAGAAAGCAGACAACTCGGTCGTTGCAGACCAGATAGACACAGTGAATAACAAGATAGAGCAAACATCCCAAGTGGCTGGGGAATTATCTGTTTGGAGAGACAAAATTATTAAAGCGGAGACTATAAATTATGGTGGTGGAGGATGGATTGTTGCCGGGACTGGTGTTATAGCCTTCATTTTTGTGGGGGCTGGCGTGTTACTTGTGAGAGCATTTATAAAAAGAAGCAATTTATTGAATCTTGTAACCTGTGCCGTCCAAAAAGTCGCAAAAGAACATCCCTCTATGCAGCAAGCTCTTTCCACCCAGCTTGACAAAGAAGTTAACAATGGAGGAAAATTTCGAGCACAAGATAAGGAAGCGTTGGCACGATTTTGTCGTAAAATAGGGACTTTCTTCAAAAATGCTTGAACAAAACGTATACTTGGAGGTATAACTTATCGTGCCCACATACGACAATGTAATAATTTTCTTAAATCGTAAAAAGGAGGCATACGATTCCCACGTATATTTATAAATGTCAGGTTTGCGATCACGAGTTTGAAGCATTTCATGGTATGTCGGCAGAACCTCTTGTGAATTGCCCAGAATGCCATCAACCGAAGTTAATTAAATTAATTGGTGCAGGAGCATGTGTGATTGTGAGGGGAAGCGAGACGCCGTGTCATGGCGGGAGAAGCATAAAACCAAAGTCGAAAGATAAATTGGGAGAAGGTAAGAACAAAATAAAAAAAGCACCATGGTGGAGAAAAGATCGTTCACTAGACAAAACTGTGCTTGAAAATCCAGATGAATATATTCGCACAGGGAAAAAGAAAGGATAAAATGATGGCAGAACTCAAAATCAACCAAGAGCCCGAGGAAAAGAGAAAGTTAAAAGGTTTAGTCGATGGTGGTAAAGTCCATTCGACTTGTATTAATTGTGGTAAATCTTTAATGGATTTCCAATTGGTACAACCACAAGCGCAAGCAGAGGTGTTGACACGAGTGGTAGTCAAATGTGGATTTTGTGGCGGTCATTCTGCTGTAGAGCAATTGGCTGGTCAGTTCTACCCTGGTGCAGCTAATGACGATATCAACTTTGATGTTGCCGATAATGATACTGAAATTGAATGTGATGTATATTTTAAGGCGTGGTCAAAATGCAAGTAACTCTTGTAGATATCAACGGAACGCCGCACATAATTGAAGGAGATAATCATCCTTCAGACTCTATCGGCAATATATTGGCTCGTCAGTCAGGTAAGCGTTTTATGGCGATGGCTTCCAGTGAAGGGGATTTATTTGATCCTACCAATTCTCAAGACCAAATAGATAAGCCAGACAGAGAAAGGGGCGGTAAGTTCTATCGCCTGCAATCTTGTCGCAAAGAGTGCTACCATCAATATATAGTGTTTTTACGTACCAAAAGTCGGACGCATTACATTTTAGCTCAACGGAGGTTTCGTAGTGATTACATATAAGAAGTTTAGACAACAGCTTTTAGAATTTCTAGAAAATGCTAACGCCAATTTGGGTCGCAGAACTTGTAAACCACGAAAAGAATTTATTATGGGAATTATGCAAAGAATAGACGATTTTCATGACTTTGGGAAAACGAAAGTGGGTTATGAATCAACAAGCGCATGTTCTGAAGCAGTTCCGACAGAAAAAGTTCCAACTAAACCTGATCAATCGGGATTGCGTCCCGATGTTATTAAAGTACTTAAGCCTACTGATAAGCAACGTGGTTTAGCCATGGGCAAGGGTGTGCATGCAATGACGGCGAGCGAATCAATGCGCGCTGATGAAGACCTCAACAGATCGCCTTTGGCGGGGCGTAATAAGAAGGAGAATAAGACTGATGACTAAAAATGATCAGACAGTCGCTTTTGCTGTTGGTAGCTCTACACCACGAATACGATTCCTCGCCTCATTATCAGATGGTCGCACAGTGATTCAGGACGATCGTCCTAAGACAAGACATGCGTGGGGAAGGCTCGGAGAATGGCTTAAAGCTAATCCTGAAATTCATATTACAGAATTGCGACTTCAAGGTCAACCCGGTTCTAACATTGAAGTCAAAATGCCATCAAATCAATTGGGGTATTTTTTGGGATTTAAGCATCAGATAGTTTGGCCAGGATCATCTCAGCATACGTATCTTGGCGTTGGTTACTATGATGGGAGCAATGTTCATATCGTATGGCACAGACAACCTAGATTGGATCATTCTTACACAGAGACCAGAAGCGCTTCAGCAGCAGGATTTTTTCTGATCAAAAATGGATAATCAAAATCGTACAGGAAAAAAAACTTTTGTTTCTCCGACTACTCCTGGTTTATATGTAGATTTTCGCAATTATATCATCGAATTAGTTTGTTTGAATATGAGACCCAAGCTCGGTCCTCGTTTTTGGAAAGATGAGAAGTATTGGGGGCCAAAGTATCGTCGTGAGATCAAAGGCGTGTTTAATCTCGGTAAAGAATTGGATTTTGACGACCCCATTACTCGAACAGCCCTCACTGAAATTATAAAGCGGTACAATATTCAAGCGATGGTAGCTAAAAAAACTGTAGCAAAAATTGCGCGAGCCACTAGTCGTAGACGACAAGAGATTCTTGATAATCGTGAACATATTGCAAAGAAACAGTCCCCGGTTATTGCTGATACCAAAGAATACAGTCGACATAACGCTAAACTTGTCGATATTGGAATAAAGAGTAAACTTGCGAAGTTAAAGGAATTAGAGGGTGGCAAAGAAGCAAAAGAAGACCGCACAAATTAAAGAAGAAGACCTCGATGGATTCTTAGAGCGCATGTATGGGAAAGGTATTATGGCGACTGCTGACAAGGCGCTTTCTCTTCGTCCTCGCGATGTATTGCACACCCCGCTCTCTCTTGACATTAGTTTGAGTGGAGGAATTCCAGATGGGACCGTTTGTTTGATCACAGGAAAAGCAAAATCCGGCAAAACTACACTATGTTTAGAACTTGTTAAAAATGCTCAACAACAAGGCCGACCCACTTTTTACATAAACATAGAACGCCGCTGTACTCCATCGTTACTCAGTACCATTCAGGGACTCGATCCGTCTAGGCTTCAAGTTATTCCGCACCAGACAGAAAAACCACTTACAGCGGAAGATTATCTGAATATTATCGAACGGATTATTAAGACTCAGAAACGAGCTTTAATTATTGTTGACAGTCTCGCATTATTGTCTACTATGGTAGAGCAGGAAGAGGGCATAGGCTCTAACAAAGATATGTCTGGTTCGGCGAAGCTAATGTCAAGCTTTTTCCGCCGCGCACAACAAATCATAGATAAAAATGATACTATAATAGTATTTATTTCGCAGTTGATGACCAACCGTGATCCCAGAGGGAAAAAATGGATCGAAAAGGGCGGTGTTGCCGTACAATATGCCTGTTCTACTTGGCTTACCGTTTCCTGGACAAAATTATGGGAAAGGAATCCAGAAACCAATGCGCCAGACGGACATGATATGTATGTTACAATTAATTCTTCAGCTATGGGCCGTCCGTTTCTTCCTTGTGTCTTACCTTTGCGGTATGGTATTGGGATCGATCACACAAAAGACGTTATTATTAATGCCGAGAATTTAGGATTAATAGAGAAAGCAGGTTCCTGGTATACGGCCCCTATTCTCGGAGAGGAAAAATTTCAAGGCTTAGGCAAATTATCGAATTTTTTACAAGATAATCCACAAAAACTTGTACAATTAGAAAAGGAAATACGAGATATAGTTCTGCCGCCTCTCAAAGAAGAAAAAACTGATGATTGATTTAACTGGGAAAAGATTTGGCAGACTTATTGTTCTGAAATTAACCGGAAAAGATAAATGGGGTCATTATCGATGGTTATGTCAATGTGATTGTGGTCAATATACAGTTGTTCGCGGGAATCATCTCAAAAATGGTCATACAAAAAGTTGTGGATGTTTACATAAAGAGATTGTAATAAAAATAAAAACAAAACATGGCCACAGGACAAGAACAAAAACTACCGCAATTTATTGTGTATGGACAGATATGATTCAACGATGTGCCAATCCTAATCATAAACATTATAAGAATTACGGTGGTCGTGGAATCACTGTTTGTAATCGCTGGAGATATTCATTTTCGAACTTTCTGGAAGATATGGGAGAGTGTCCACCGGGTCTTACATTAGAACGTAGGAATAATAATAAAGGATATTCTCCCTCAAATTGTTATTGGGCAACAAGAAAAGAACAAGCCAGAAATAGGCGAAGTAATCGTTATGAAACTTATAATGGGAAAAGGCAACTTGTAATCGATTGGGCCAAAGAATACAATATCCCGTATAACATTTTATGGCAAAGACTTTATAAACTGGGTTGGTCAATAGAAAAAGCCTTGACGACACCAGTCCGTGGAAGAAAAAATAATGTCTAATATAACAAGCAATTTAAATTGGTTGCCGCATTATACTCTGACAACGAGTCCAGATGATGGATATATGCTGAGGCGGGCCTATCTATATGCCAACCAAAGTCCTGATCCAAGGACCAAAAATGGCGCTATCTTAGTTAATTCCGACGGGCACATTATTAGTTGTTCAGCCAATTGTTTTCCACGAGGAGTACAAAAAACGCAAGAAAGACTTAACGATAGAGATATCAAATTGGCTATGATCATACATGCAGAACTTGGTGCAATCTTGGATGCTGCCAAGTGGGGAAAAGTAACCAAGAATAGTACCCTTTATTGTCCGTTTTACGCTTGTTCAGAATGTTCGAAGGCTATTATCGGAGCGGATATTCGCAGGGTAACTGGCCATGCACAATTAATGGCACATGCTCAAAATCACGAATATTGGCAACAATCTATTATTTTGGGTTTTGAAATGATGCATGAAGCTGGAATAGAACTTTTACTATATGATGGTAATTTGGGAGTATTGTCGCGATTTAACGGAGAGAATGTCGCGGTTTGAAGGTGATGATGGACGTTCATCTGCTCAACGGCAAAACAGCAAGATTGAATCTTCGGGGGAAAGCGTTGCGATCTCAGTCAAGATCGCAATTTCAGCATCGCATTGGTCAACAACTGGCAAAGCAATATCCACATGATTTAATTTTTGAGGAAGTTACTGTTCCAGGAGAAGGCTTTGTCTTAGATTTCTTTATTCCATCGCTCAAATTGGTCGTGGAATGTCATGGCAAACAACATATTGAACATGTCAGACATTTCCACAAAACAAAGCACGAGTTTCATCAACAACAAATCAGGGACCAACGAAAACGAGATTGGTGTGCATTAAATAGTTTTCGTCTAGAAGAAATTCAATATGAGTAATTGGAAAGATGAAGTGGCGGATTACAAACAACAACTTCAAGATTGGACACGATCTTTGGGATTGCTCGTATATCAACCAGATGAGTCTATCGTCGAGACCATTTTGGGAATGGACAGAAGTGATATCCAAAACTGTTCGTCTGTCCAGTTGTCTGAATACAGTATAATCTTAGCCCAGTATTCATTGTTTTTGCAGCAAAAGACCAATGAGTGTCAAACGTTTTTGACTTGGACAAGACAAGTGGGGAATCGAATCTCGGGCGATGATCGGCATAGAATGGTTTTATGGACAAGAAAAGCTGAATTACGGAATACTCGTATTGCTTATTTGACTAGAAGGATCGAAGTGCTTGGACAAACTCTCGCTGGTCTGGTGAGATCGCGGTATAATGAAGGGAGTGGTCAATGAGCCCACTTGAACAAATTAAAAAAGGTATCACGGAACAAGATTGGACAACGGTATGTGATGGTTATGAATCATTGACTGGCGAATTATTGCAAAAATGGCCAATAGAGTCTAATTGGGCAGAAATCGCACTCGATCGAATTGTAGAAATTATAGCGAAAGCATCGAAAGATAGTGTCATGCCCACACCAGAGAACTCTGAAAAATCAACTGGTCCAAAGTCTACGAAGAAAAAGCGAGGTCGTCCCAAAGGAAGTGGGAAGAAGAAATCTAAGAAGCAGTCAACCGTTACTGCCGATGGAGAAGACCCCTCTCTGCTGTTATGTGAAGTTGAAAAGACGGATGTTCAAAAGGAAGTGAGCAACACGCGATTAATCACCAATGAGCCCGACCCAGAAGAGATAGAAGGCAACAAGATTAAAGCCGAGAAAGCCCAACTAAACAAAGCGTCTCTCGCAAGATTGCCTACACAAATGTATGATGTCATATGCAACGAATGTGAACAACCATTCCAAACGGATCGTCCTGGTGGGGAACTGGGCCAAAAATGTCGTAGCTGTCTAAAAGCTAAAAAGAATAGAGCGAGATAGTAGATGTCGAAGGAAAATGCAAAGCTTCAAGATACAGGCATGGAACGATCGGTTCTTGCGGGCATCACCACCAACGGTGCTGATTGTTTCTTCGACGTTACAGATATTTTAAGTGTTGGAGATTTTTATCGTGAATACAATCAACAATTATTCGCCATTCTATCGACCCTAGTTCACGAAAAGAATGTCAAAGACTTCGATATCCCTAATGTCCAGGCAGTGGCTAAATCACTCGGATACAACGATTACGCTGCGGACGGGAAACGAGCCGAGTATCTCGAAGCTATTTTTGATGAAATAGGGTCGTCCTCGGATAACACACAGATATTGGCTGCTGGTATTCGTAAATTATCACTCGCCCGCAAAGCTTATCTGGCAGTCACCAAAATCCGCGCTGATTTAATGGGCATTACTGGTTCAGAACCCATTGGTGACATCATAAGTATGATAGAAGACCCAATTTTTGAATTTACCGGCAATCTAACAGAAGGTGGCAGCAACATCATTTCTCTGGGAGGTAACTTTAAAAATGCAATGACGGCCCTGGCCTCTGATCCTCAAGATATAGTTGGTCTACCCACGGGATTTCCATCGTGGGACAACGCAATAGGGGGCGGCCTACGCTCCGCCACTGTAAATGTCGTAGGCGCGAGACCCAAAATTGGGAAGTCGATGCTATGTATCAATGTTGCTCGCAATATGGCCGAAAATGGCATTCCGGTGCTCTATTTAGATACCGAGTTAACCAGTGACTTACAACTCAACAGATTAACCTCTCTGGTTACTGGGGTGGAATTATATAATATTGAGACTGGTAAATATGCCGCAAATCAACACGAAAGAGATGCGGTATGGGAATGTCAAAAAGATATCGAACAACTACCTATTAGCCATTGTTCCGTTGCTGGGCAATCGCCTCAAGCGATTATGTCAATTGCCAGAAGATGGCTAGCCAAGAACGTCGGCTTTGCAGATAGCGGTGCTGCTAAGCCATGTTTACTTATTTATGATTATATCAAACTAATGGATGACGGCGGATTCAAAAGAAATCTCCAGGAATATCAATTGCTCGGTTTTTTGATCACATCCCTACACAACTTTGCTGTCAAGCATCGTCTCCCAGTATTAGCAACCGTTCAGCTTAATAGAGACGGCGTAGAAAAAGAGGGGGGAGAAGTAGTTTCTGGATCAGATCGTATTATTTGGCTTTGCTCTAATTTTACCATTCTTAAACAAAAAACACAATCAGAACTTGATGAAGACCCTCCTTCTAATGGCGTAAAGAAGTTGGTAGTAACGGAAACACGATTTGGTCCTGGTATGGAAAAGGGCGAGTATGTCAACGTCAAAGACCAACTACGAGTCGCGAAGCTTTCCGAAGGAAAGTCCTTTTCGATGGTTAATAGTATAGTCCAATCAGCAATAGAGAATCCGGTGCAATGAGAAAACCACGCGAATTCACTCGCAAACAGATAGACTTTATTCAAAATCGGGCTGCTGAGCGTATAGGGGAAGTATTTGATTCGCTTGACATTGAATACGTTGAACGGATAGATTATTTGCAGGCACCTTGTCCTGTTCACGGTGGAGACAACCCCCGAGGTATGTTCTGGGCTATGCAATCTTCTCATTGGCAGTGCAAAACTCAAGGATGCCACAAAGCTCCCGTAACGGGTCCGTCAAGTAGTGTCTTCGGTCTAGTACGAGGCGCAATGGTCCATAAAACAGGAGAAAGATGGACATTTCAACAAGCTGTTCGTTTTGTAGCTAAAGTTCTTAGTCTTCAAAATCTCGAAATGGACGCTGAGACTGAAGATGATATTGAAGTCTCCAAGGCTGTTCGGCAATATCGTCGTCGTCAGAAAAATCAACCTGTAAAAAGGGGCAAGTTATTGATAGACTTTCTCCCACACTTACAGCCAGATACAGCTTATTATCCGCAAAGAGGTGTTGTCTCGGAAATTATTGCACGTTATCATATTTCATTCTGTAATACTAAGGGGAAGCCATTTTACAAAAGAGCGTTTTTCCCAATACTAGATGACACTGGCAGATATGTTGTAGGATGGTCCGGTCGCAGCATTTACGAGAAATGTGAAAAGTGTAAGATGCATCATCATCCCGACAGGGCTATGTGCCCAGACGCTCAGTATGGCAATATATACGTAAAATGGAAGCACTCTTTTGGTTTTCACGGCGAAGATTACCTTTACAACTATTGGTATGCGAAACCGTTCATAACTAAGACTGGTACCGCTGTGATTTGCGAAGGACCAGGGGATGTCTGGGCTTTTGAAACGGCAGGCGTTAGGAATAGTGTAGCTCTGCTGGGGCTTAATGTGTCTCAACAGCAACGCTTATTGCTACAGAATGCAGGCGCATTAACATTAGTGTTTGTACTTGATAATGATAAGGCTGGCCGAGCAGCCCAAAAACGATTTGAGGAAACGTTAAAATGGTATTTTCGATTGATTTTTGTTACACCGGATGGTGTAAATGATGTGGGCGATATGGTTCCTGACGACCTTAGAAACGCGATTGTGCCAGTTTTGCAGCAGGTATCAAAAGCAAAAATGCTTGCAGGCAGCTATAAAACTAAAGAGGAGGCTTGATGAGGAAAAAAGACACAAATCCTAAAGATAGAATGGCTACCACTCGATTGGATTTGAGTTTATTCCCAGCAACGGCCAAAGCATATGGTGCTTTAGCTATGACCGAAGGTGATCTGAAATATGGTGGATATAATTATAGAACTGCTGGTGTTAAAGCTTCGGTTTATTATGCGGCGGCAAATCGCCATTTAGATAAATGGTTCAATGGAGAATGGGCTGATAAAAAGACCGGAGTTCCGCATTTAGCAAGTGCTTTAGCATGTATCGGTGTACTTATTGATGCAATAGAATGTAAAAAATTAAACGATGATCGTCCACCGAAATGCAATATGGTTACCTTGTTGGATGATATGGAACGTAAAGTGGCTTATCTTCAGGAATTATTTCCAGATGGACCAGATCGTCATATAGAAATGGATAAAGAACAATGCGAGTAGTTCATTGTAGCGCGAGTGCAATTGGATCATACGAGCATTGTCCTTTCTCGTATTTTATGCATTATATTTTGGGCATGGAAGCAAAGGCTGGCAAGGCGGCTTTACAAGGGACTATCGTTCATCAAGCTCTAGAGTGGATGGCCAAGTTGCGCAAACGAGGGAAAACAAGTGTTGATCCAATGTGGTTGTTAGATAGAGCTTGGAGCATGCATACTGCGAAATCCCCTGAAATAGAAATTCGCCGTGTAACCACTCGAATAGACAAAGAAACAGGAGAGTTTAAAGAAGCAGCAGACTATAAGAAGTGTCGTGTCTCACTTGAGACGGTGTTGGCCGATCCATTCTACAATCCATATAGTGTCAAAGTTGTGGACGTAGAGCGATGGTTTGCCTTAGAAATGCCGGGAGATGAATGGCAATGTCTAGACAAAAAGGGGGAATCACATCAGTTCACAGTCAGAGGATTTATTGATCTTGTAAACGAAATTGATGCAGATACAATTGAAATCATTGACTGGAAGACGGGGGCGCGAAAGAATTTTCATACGCAAGAAGTAATTGACGAATCTGTATTAATGCGAGAAATTCAACCAAGACTCTATCATTTAGCGGCCTACTTTTTGTATCCTCAGTATAAGAATCTACTAGTCACTTTCTATTATACCGGAGACGGTGGTCCGATTACAATCGCTCTATCTCAAAATGACTTAGCGATGACTATCGCAACTTTACACAACTTTTTGACCACAGTCAGAGGCGACACATTAATTCGTCAAAATCGACATTGGAAATGTAAATTATGTTCGTTTGGACGGAACGGTATTTGCCAAAGGGTGTGGTCGGATTTGCATACTATTGGGGGCGAATATGTTGAAGATCGCTACAGGAATTTAGACTATGAAGATCAATTGGCTATTGGGAAACCTGAAGGAATATAAATGAATAATCAATATGTTGTCCTGCATTGCCACAGTTACTTTTCATTATTAGACGCGCTGCCGAGCCCTAAAGACATTGTTGATAGATGTGTAGAATTAGGTTTGCCCGGTTGTGCAATCACAGACCATGGATCAATTGCAGGTATGAAAGCTTTTTATGATGCTGCTATCAAAAAGAAAATCAAACCTATAATCGGTGTTGAAATGTACATTTGTGAACAAGACCCCACAATCAAAAATAATACTAATAATAAAAGACATCATCTTGTAGTATTAGCTAAAAGTGATCAGGGTATTAAAGATTTAATGACTCTAGTATCAGAATCTAATAAGCCAGAATATTTTTACAGGAAGCCTCGTCTCAATCTCGAACGACTTGCGCCATTTGCAAAATCGGGTAATTTAATTGCTTTGAGTGCCTGTATAGGTGGACAGTTACCATCGTCATTATTCATTGACTTCAAGGAAGCTACTAGAATAAGTCAACGTGGAACGAATGTTTTGGGTGTCAAAAAGTTACTGAAACCCGATTGGAAAGATATTGGCAAGATTATTATCAATGAATATGCGGCAATTTTTGGTAAAAACAATTATTATCTTGAAATTCAATTGGCGGGCATGGATATACAGACAGTTGTGACTGAATGTCTCCGAGAACTGAGTAAAGAAACCGGCATTCCTGTCGTACCAACTACCGATTCTCACTATTGTAGAAAGGAAGAAGCAGAAGATCAACGATTGTTGCTTTACGCCAGTCTTCATACCACCAAAGCACAGCAAGATTATAAGATCGCTAGTGGACAAGATGTAATGGATTTCTTTATCTCAGATAATTATTATATCCAGTCTAATGACGAGATGAAGGAGCATTTTACCGAAGCAGAGCTTCAAGCTACACTCGATATAGCAAGTCAAATTCAATATTCATCGTTGGGTCATAAGCCATATCTGCCTGTTTTCACCGACAAAGAATCCGCAGAACTTGGGCTTGACTCCAACGAATATCTCAAACACTTATGCTTAAAAGGCGCAAAAGCAAAACTGACTAAATTAGACAAAGAGCAGAAAGCAATCTACTGGGCAAGATTGAAAAGAGAACTTATCGTTATCAAAGAAGCTGGACTCGCCGATTATTTTCTGATCGTTTGGGATGTCTGTCGATTTGTGGATAAAGAAAAAGGGCCAAGAGGCAAGGGGCGCGGTTCCGGTGCGGGCTCTCTAATTAATTACCTCACAGGAATTACGGGCATAGACCCCATAGAATATGGCCTGTATTTCGAACGATTCTACAACATGAGTCGCAACATACCTCCCCACTTTGATGTCGGGCAAATAGACTTTATGTCGTGGATGGATAAAAACTTTGAATTACTGCACACTCGTAGTATAGATGATGATCGTAAGGCCGTATCTAAATGGATGGCTTTACGGATACAACGGAAACAGGCTGCTTTCACAGACATTATGCAGAAAGAGGTAGAATGGATAGATAAACATAATTCCAGAATGTGGATGTATCTACACGATATGATCAAGGAAAAACCGGCAGCCAATCCCTCTAATTCCCACTTAGCGTTCGGTCTTGGTATGACACTTGCAGGACGAGAAGAGTTGGATGTGAGTCGTATGGTGAAGAAGCACAAAGGCCACATTAGTCTACCGGATATCGATACAGATATCGGGGTTGTTTTTCGTAGCAGGGTGATCACTTACCTAAAAGAACGATGGGGGGATAAATATGTGGCTCAAATGATAACGTTTGGTCGGCTTCAAGGGAAAGCCGCACTCAAAGAAGTGTTTCGCGCTCATCCAGATACAGTAAAACATCTGATGAGGGTCAAAGCCATAAAGGAAGGTAAGAATCCTGATGATATCAATATAACTCCACATGATTTATGTAATGAGATTACGAAGCACATTCCAGACGAAGCAGTGATCTCAGACGAACTCAGAGAAGTTAGGAATGCGACAAATAACCCTGATTATGGTATTCTTGAATGGGCATCTCATCATATCGATCAAGTTATGGACGCCTATCAATGGTATAGGCCGCTTTTTGAGCAAGCGATGAGGATAGAGGGGACTAAAAAGTCGCAATCGAAACATGCTGCTGGCGTGGTGATTGCCGATAGACCTATCGCAGAATTGGTGCCTCTTGTTTATGATGCGAAAAACAAAGATCGTGTGGTTGGTTTAGAGATGTCTGGTGCCGAAGATATGGGTGCTGTCAAATTTGATTTTCTGGGAATTGTGGCATTAGACAAGTTATGGAATGCTCAAGATTTAATTAACGGTGTATTTGAAGACGATGTTCTTGATGAGACATTTATAGAGGCAAAGGATTAGAGCTATGGACCCAGAAGTGCTGAAACAAATTGAAACTTTGAATCCATGGTTCTATGATCTGACCATTGATCAAACCACTGTAATACCTGGAATTGGATCGCCACATTCACCTGAGCAATTAATGGCAGATGCGCAGTATAAACGAAGAGTTCTGGTAGATGCAATCACGGATCGTTATGATTTCAAGGGTAAGAAGTTGTTGGATATTGCTGCTAACTGTGGATATTGGTCATCTTATTATGCGAGGCATGGTGCTACTTCTTTGTTAGCTGTTGAAGGACGTGAGAAATTTGTATCACAAGGTAATTTATATTGGCAATATGGTCGGTTTATGTGTAATGAAAATTATCGATTTTTGCTTGGAGATGTCAACAGTAGCCAGACGTGGAATGATATAGCAAACGAAGCACCGTTTGATTTTGTGCTTTGCTGTGGCATTATGTATCATCTTCAAGATCATCTATTGCTTTTGCAACGAATTGAGGCTGTAGCGGTAGATGCTATTTTAATAGATACTCGCGTTAGTTTGCCTGGGGCCAAGAAAACTCGGTCATTCGTTGAAAAAGGTGATTGGAAATTTGATGGCGTTCGATACAACGATCAACCAGCAATAGTTGCGCATCCAACACAAGATTCAATACGAAGTTTTTTCGTCGCTCACGATTATGATATAGAAGAGATTCGGTCGCCAGTTCCGGTACATCCACTTATGTCTCCAAATGACGATTACGATTCCGGGAACCGAATAACTCTGTTGTGTCGGAGAAAACAATGATCAACACTGTTTTCATAGAATTGACCAATCGTTGCAATTGTAGGTGTAAGTCTTGTCCACAGTCTGTTGGATTATCAAGACCGAAAGGGTATATGAATTTTGATCTTTTTAAAAGAGTAGTTGATGAAGCTTGGACAATATCGTCTACTATCAATCTTTCTTTTTTTGGAGAACCCAGTTTGCATCCAGAATTTTTACAATGTCTTAGGTATTTACAACGAAGACCAATGGGTAAAACGATAATAATATTCTCTAATTTTCTCAACGTCACCCAAGAGATGATGAACGAGATTATTAACACTACTCCTAGAAGGGTGCATTTGAGTATTAATGCTTCGACATCTCAAACATATGATGCCATTCGTTGTGGACAATCTTGCGTTGATCTGAATGGCGAAACCCACTTTAGTAACCGATTTGACATATTGCGCGATAAAGTCATTCATTGGTTTAAGCTTCCAAATCGTCCTATTACTCGACACGAATTTACTGTTGCAAGCTATAGCGTCCACGAATTAAAAACTTTTGTGGAAATGTGGTTACCTCGCTTGAGAATGGGGGATGAAATTTTGACCAAAAGCATATTGAGCTATGGTGGAATAATGTTAAATGAGCCGTTTTTAACGTCCGCCCCATGTGGGATGTGGGGGGCACCAGCCTATTTGGTTGTTGACTGGCAAGGTAATGTTAGTCCATGTTTTTTAGATAATGGGATGCGACTTATTATAGGTTCAGTGACACAGAATTCGCTTAGAAGCATTCAAGAAGGACAAAAAAGAAAAAATATTCGACAGCAATCTCTTGCTCGTACAATCAAACCGTGCGATACTTGTTTAGATGCTTCTCATAATCTTAAAACTCGTATATACACAAAAGGATCATTATGGAGCGATAAGCACTTGGGAGACTGGCAATGAAAAATGACGTAATCGCGATTATTACACCTATTGGAAATGAGATAGAATCCATTGACACTATGTACCAAGAACTCCGAAAGGTGAATTGGCATCTGTGGATTACAGTAATTGATTCATTCTGTCAAGATGGCTCTGATGTCGCACTTCGGAAATTGGCCAAATGCGATCCTCGTATTGTTGTTTTGTGTATCGGGAAAGGAACTGGCGTAGCCAAGGCATATATTCGTGGAGTTCAGCATGCAATAAAATTAAATGCTACAAAAATAATCGAAGTAGATATTGGACATCCAACACATCTAATTCCAAGAATTGTCGAGGCTCTTGATCAATTTCCATTGGTAATGGGCACGAGATTCAATGGGGGAAAGTTTGTCAATGTATTGTGGCGAAGGAAATTATTAAGTAGATTAGGCACTGCCTTGGCTCATTTTGTATTGCAACTTCCATTTTCCGATTGTACAAGCGGGCTACAAGGATTCACTCGTAAAGTTGCTGTAAAAATGCCATTTGATCAATTTCAATCTACTGGTCATTTCTATCAAACAGAATTCAAATTTTATTGTCAACTTTTATCATTCATTGAAATACCATTTACTTATATAGGAACCAAATCGTCCGTGCAAACATCGGCAGTCAAAGAGTCGTTGCGCATTTTACAATATCTATGGAGACAACCTCGTCATTTACTCATCACAGAAGATTGCACACCATTGTCCAATGACCGTACACAGCTTTTGGTATCAATTCAAGAAGACCTGCAACGGCTGGTCGGTAATGAACAATATATAACTGGTCACAATAAATTGCAATTTATAGTGCATCGACTCATAATGAGATTAATCCGATTGATAGAAGGGGAAATGAAATGATTACCGTTTGTTACCTCAGTAGAAATCGTCCACAATATCTAGCAAATAGCTTGCGAAGTGTTGGTAAGCAAACTGTCAAACCTACTAAAATCGTCGTTATAGATTGTAGCGATGACCTAGACGCTATACAAACTATAGTTCAACAATTTCGCGACGAACACGCAATACCGTGTGAATTGCAATGGAGACCCGTAAAAGGGTTGAGTCGATCACAAGGTAGGCATCTAGGTAGGAAATATGTCAATACTCCAATAATGATTAGTACCGAATGCGATATTTTGTGGCCTCCTACAATTATAGCAGAATCGATTAAGTGTTTTGGCAATCTAGATAAAAAGGTTTATGTACAACCATACATAGCTGCCTATGACGAAAAAGGAATACTTTCTATAGTTCATAAAAGACATCGATCTGGTTTTTATCAAATGTTTCGAGTATGCGATTTTGATGCCATAGGAGGATACAATCCATTTTTACGAGAATGGGGATATGAAGATACTGACTTTAGAGTTCGTTTAGTCAAATATGGATGTCAAATAGTCGTAGTGCCATTGACGGTAGAGCACCAATGGCATGCGCAAGCTCCTAAATCCAACATAATCGCTGCTGGCAAAATAAATCAACAAATAGCCGAATCAACATACTGGGACGGAGCCGAGTGGAAAAGGAAATCTTGATATGTCAGTAGAAACAGACATAACATTGATTGTTAAAACATTCGAGAGACCAAGGTGCGTGCAACGTTTGATTGCAAGCATTAAACAATACTACCCAGATATCCGTGTTGTTGTGGTGGATGACAGTGAGCATCCAACAGAAATCCCAGGTGTTGAATATCATATACTGCCATTTGCCACAGGCATTTCCATTGGCAGAAACTTAGCCGTATCCAAGGTAAAAACCGCATATTTTATGACGTTAGATGACGATTTTATTTTTACTTTGAACACAAATTTACAAATTAGATATGACATTTTGGAGAATACAGACATAGACATTGTTGGAACAAATGTTTCCGATAACCAAAATCGCAAAGGAATGCTTACTTGTATAAAAAATGGTGTATTTTATCGCTGGAACGCATCAAAAGGAAAATCATTCGATTATCCGTTGCACGATTATGTGCCACAGTGTTTTATGGCTAGAACAGAAAAATTCAAACAAGCTGGTGGTTGGGATAATGATTTTCTGGTATGGGATCATGAAGCATTATTTCTTCGAATTCGGGGAAAACTCAAAATTACAATGCTACCCATAGTTGACATATTGCATAAACCAGCAAGTAATCCAGTATACAAGGACTACAGATGGGGATCGAGATTGCGCCAAGATAGACTGCGATTAAATACTAAATACGGTATTTGTCGCAGTGAACTTCTTAAGGTACCTCCTGGATGGAAGAAAGAAGTGTAAAATGCATATTTGGCTGTATTGGGATAATCCATCGGATCAAACAGTTCCCCCAGCATACGTTCAACTTTGCTGGGAAACTATCCGTAAACATTGCGAAAAAGATTTTGACATCCATCTGGTAACTAGTGAGAATGTTCAGCAATTTTTGCCAAACATACCTAGTAGTTTTTTCCAAATCTCACAAATTAATAACAAATCTAATTACTTGCGATATTCGTTGCTAAAAGAACACGGAGGGATTTGGTTAGACAGCGACTTGATATTGTTCAAAAGTCTGAAACCGTTGATTGATTTATTGCAAAACAATATTGATTTAGTGGCAACAGCCTCCCCCACTCTTCAATACGGAGAACCAGAGAGTGGATTTTTAATATCTACCAAAAATGGCACAATTATTAGTAAAGCTGTGGCTTTGATCGAGCACGCTTTTAATCTTCATCCCCCAGAACACATTTTTAAGTGGGGGTCGTTGGGTCCGAGAACACTTCGTCAAGCGGTAAGAGGCCATCAATATCATCATCTTGATCATCAATGGCTTATGCCAATTCCATCATGGGAAGCATTCCGATTTGCTGGCAAAGAATCGATTAACAAGTATTGTATTAAGGGATCATACGGATGTATGCTTTTCCACGAGATGTTTAAACAATGCAATAGTCCTTTCCTCAGAATGAACCGACACGAGTTGCTCGATAGTCCAACATTGTTGGGACAACTGTTTAGAAAAGCGGCTATAAGTTCATGAAGATAAGAGCAACCATCATACACGCATCAACTCCATTGAGAATGAGGCCAATTATAGCTACGCTGGTAAGACATGGACACATATTCACTGATCGACAAATCACTGATGCCGATTTGTGGTTAGTTGATTGCATGTGGCCGCATAAAATAGACGATACCACTGTAGAAGAATTGATTCAATTTCGTGGCCAAATCATGCTCGTATCTCTTGGTGATTGGAGTTCGTTCAATACCCATATGGAAGGTCGGGGTCTTCCTGACGAAGTGATAGATAAAGCTATAGCTTTTGCAAAAATTCAATGGACTCACAAAGATACTGATTATGATTCCCGTATTACTGGTAAGCAAGTTGTAATGCAGCCCTTTCTAGTTGACGGCCTAAAGAATCCATCAATAGACAAGAAACCTATAATTTCATTTTATGGTTTACCTACTGGAAACTTAAAAACAGAAGACAACCTGCGCATTAGAGCCTGTCATATGTTAAAAGACAAATCTTGGTTTCGAGGTGGCATTATTGGACAGGAGCCAGGCGCACAGCGGAATATTACAGGGATAGAGGCAGGACAAAGACCTCGGTCGTTCTATCTAAATTCTATCAATGGATCGTTGCTGTCGCTGTGTATGCCGGGTAACAGTATTTTGACCTATCGACACTTTGAGAGCATGGGAATGCAATCATGTGTTGTTACTTGCTGTCTTGATCAATTCCGATGGCTCAATCGTATGATACCGAAACAACATTATCTGGACGTGCGACCCGATCTGTCAGACCTAGAGGAAATTTGCGAACGGGCTTTCAGCGACCGCAAAACTACACTGCGGATTGCCAAAAATGGATACAATCTGTATAATGAATATTACCGCCTTCTTCCCGATGGTGGGATGACTGAAGCGATGTGGAATGATATTGTTCAACAATGGCGACAGGTTGGGGTACAAATATAATGTATAATGAGAGCAAAATGTGCTTCATGACAGTGGCCAATCAATCATACCAAAAACATGTCCCATGGTTTCTGTATTTTCTCAACATAGCTTATCCTGAAGCTCACCAATTAGTGTTGCTTGATGGTATGAAAACCGATAAGCTCAAACAAATGCTCATGTTACTACAAGGAAACTTTGAAGTCCGTGAATGCGCGTTCCCAGAATACACCGAAACAAACGCCCTTACCATTAAGTGTTTGCGATGGTTAATATATGAACCATCTTTTGAACAATACGCTTGTATGTCTATCGGAGATGTTGACATGGCGATCTACCGGGAGTCGCCCCCCTATATGAACCAACATCTAGCTCACTGTGAACAGTTGGGAATCCCGTACAGTAATTTCATACGTCCATCATGGGCTGGTCCTAGACGGATGTGTGGTGTGCATGTTATTAGACCAAAAGAGTGGTTTGTAGCAATACGACCTATGATAGAAAAGTATAGACCAATGCTAAAAGCTGGCAACATTCATTTACCGAGTAAAGGGTTTAACGAACAATTGCTATTACAGATGATTGTGGAATCGAATTTAGGCGAGCCACCTTCAAATTTATCTGAAACCTATTGGTCTTTCCTGGCAACATCCAATCACCACGGAACACATATCCGTTTAGCAGAACATGATGGAATTCGAGGGCTGAAAGGGGCGAGAGGTTATCGGACTCATCGACCGGCGATTCTTGCCGCTGTCCAGACACCACTTTTCAAACAATTGTCGGCAATGTCGCCGCAGATCGGTCGAGCATTAGAATCAGTCGCCAAAGCATACGAGAATTTTTGAATTTATATAACAACAAGTCAAGTTGGAGGTATAACAAGGTAGGCACTGAATATCTATTCATCCGCATAGCAAAAAAGGAAAAATAGCAGAATGAAACTGAAGATGACAGACAATGGTGTATCGGAACAATTGATCTTTCTGGAAACTGAGGTTAAAACCGACGACGCGATGATCGTCATATCGCTAGAATGCAATGACGATATGAAAAGATATTGCGAATTCAAGGGTAAGAAGGTTCTAGAAAGGTCTGAATACGCTATGATAACCGTACAGGCCACTGTTGGATTTCGAAACGGAATAGAAGCTGCTAATTTTGAACAAAAGTATAGAGAAACACAACAACGACTCAGAGACGAGCCTCTTGACCCACAGAGACTTCAGCACATATTCCACTATAGGAATCGTATGGTGGCAAAAGACAAATTTCCTGCTCCTGTTTTGCTATTTAAGGCAAACGAATTGATCCAGGTTGATGGGTCGAGAAGGTTGATGGCTGCGGCTCTTGGTGGTATCACCACGATGGATATAGTTATTGTCATACATCGTCGCGACATTGCCCATCTCATCGAACCACAGTTCATAGAACAGATCAAGGTATTGCATGGAATTAGCAAGTGGTTCGGTGACTATCAAGAAATTATCGAACTAGGACTGTCGGGGAAAAGAAGCTACAGCGGACGCTTCCCAAAAATTCTCGATTTTTCATTATTCGCAGACAAAACAGTAGTTGAATTTGCTTGCAGTAATGGGCTTGCTTTGTTCGAGGCTTATTATCGCGGAGCAGCCAAGGTTATCGGCTTTGAATTTGTACCGCAAAACGTAGAGATCATCAATCTAATAGCCAAGAGATTAGGGATTTCTGTTGAAGCACATCGCCTAGACTTTAATGATACAGATTGGCTTGATCAGGTTCGTCGCATCATTCCAGAATGGGATTACTCTGTTTTCCTGTCAACATATCGAACCAAAGAACTAAGGGACCGAGATGGTTTGGTTAAAGGCATCTGGGCAGGAAGTAAGGAAGGAATGATTTTCGAGGGACATCAGGAAGCGATAGATACTGATCAGTTTTATCGCAACGTTTTCAGTACCAAAGCCGCCCTTACCAACTATAAGGTTACGCCGATAAAAGGTATTGTTGAACGACCACGAGACGGAAATTTGCGGCCAAAATATTTATTAAAGCGCACAAAATCGGAAACAACAAGTTAAGTTGAAAGTATAACAAGATAGGTATTGAATATCTATTAACCCGAATAGCAAAAAAAAGACAAATCAATGATCGTTAGCGAAAAATATAAATTCGTATTTATGTGTATTCCAAAAACAGGAACAATGATGATGGAGCAGATTCTTAAGCCATACGGAGGTGAATATAAAGCTGGAGGTAAGTGGGCTCGACATCCCAATACTATTCCGCAAAAATATAAGGACTACTTTATCTTTTGCATTGTGAGAAACCCTTATTCCCGTGCAGTTTCGCTGTGGTTTTCTGCTATTGCTTCTTGGCCAAGATTTGACTATGGGATTGTCAAAACGTGTGGTAAAGAGTTTGTGCCATTTTTGCAGATGCTCAATACCCCAAAGGTAAATGGTGGTTTTGGTGGATTGCCGATGGTCTCTATGTCGAGCTTTTTGGGAAAGATACAACTTAATCGTACTTTACGGTTTGAACATTTAGAAGATGATATAACTACCTTGCCTTTCTGGGAAGGCGATTCGCCAACTCTCAAATATAACGTTAGAGGGCATTTAAGACCACATTGGTCGCATTATTTTAGAGATTATAAGAATGCCGAATTAGTACAACAATGGGCTGAACAGGATTTCGAACGATTTGGGTACGACACAAAAATCCCTATTGACAAAAATTCTGCAAGAAAGACTATGGCTACTACGTCTCCTTGTGTTTGCGGGTCTGGAAAACGGCTTGGAGAATGCTGCAATGAAAAGCAAATACAACGATATTTCGATGAACTTTTTACTAACGAAAGGGAATCCTAATACAATCAAGTACGATTATTAAATTCAGTAATTGCGATTGTACTGTTGAAAAGGGCAAGTTCAACATTAATGATATTCCCCTTAACTGCCCTGCTGTTTGGCAACTCATTGCAAGTGGCCACACAATTGGAATTTTCCAACTTGAGAGAAAACTGGGACAAGATTGGGCTAAGAAGGTAAAACCAACAAGCATAGAAGAATTATCTGCGCTTGTCAGCCTCATTCGTCCTGGGCCATTAGAGTGTATCGGTGAAAATACGCTAATAGGTAGACGCAGGGTGCAACGTGGTAAACGCTACATTTGGCGATCTACAATCAAAGACTTGTACGATGATTGGAAGCAATTCGAATCCAATAAGTATCAGGGTGGTCGTAAACTAAAAATCGTTTCTGTTGATGAACAAACAGGAAAACTGATTGACAATACTGTGGAAGCCGTAATACCAAAAGGGACAGGAACAACCTATTCCTTGAGAGTACGAACTAGTTGGACGTTTGCTTCGCAAGCCAGTTGGCTAAATATTCATGCGACTAAAAAACACACCTTTCTAACTAAAAATGGATGGAAAAAACTAGAGGATATTCATCCTGGAGATTATGTAGCCATTTTTACCGGCAAACGATGCGGAGGTATTCGCAAAGACAATTCTGGCAAAAACGCACCGGGATATAAAAACTTCAGGAACATAGCTTTTTATCATTGGGAATACCACTGTGCTTGTTGCGATTGGACCGAGGCGTCTTTGGATGTTAATCATTTGGATGGGAACAGAAGAATAAACAATGATCCAGAAAACTTAGTATGGATGTGCCCCAATCACCATCGAATGTACACTGATGGCAAGTTATCCAAAGAGACTATTATTAAAATGAGAGAACAATATAGATTGCCATCAATATCTGATACACGTTTCGTAAGAGTTGAAGAAATTAAATACGAGGGTGAAGAAAATTTATATGACATAGCTGTCACGAATCCTCACAACAATTATCTGGCTGGTAATTTTGTAGTTCACAACTCTGGAATGACCGAAGATTACGTAGATATTAAGTTTAATCGCAAACAAGCCACGTATCTTCATCCAATGCTCAGACCTATTCTAGAACCGACTTACGGATGTTTAGTCTATCAAGAACAAGCGATCCGTATTGGTGTAGACCTTGCGGGATTCAAACCAGAAGATGCCGATGGACTTCGCAAAGCCATCGGCAAGAAACTGCCGGAATTGATGGCGAAACTAAAGTCGAAGTTCGTTGCGGGATGTAAAAGTCACAGCAATATTGGCAAAGGTATTGCTGAAGAAATTTTCGGATGGATTGAGAAAAGTCAAAGATATTGTATTTCTGGTGATACAATAATCCGTAGACCGAATGGTGGTAGGTTTCTAAAATCATGTGGATATTCTGTCAAACACATGTACTGGATTAAGAATAATCTTGAATACGCTAAAAAACATGGCCACGAAGTATTAAGGCGAAAATGGAATAGATTAGGGAACTATGGAAAGGGATTATCGTTGTGCAAAGATGGTCGTATTCGTCCTAATACTATTGTCAATATACAACCTGCCGGACAACAACAATTATTCAGATTAACATTGGAAAATGGTGCAACAATTAGAACAACGGTACAACATAAATTTCCAACTCCAAATGGCGAAAAAACATTATGTCAACTAAGTGTTGGCGATAGCCTATATGTATGTGGAGAATATGAACAATCTGAATTTAGCAATATCAGCAAATTCAGTGATAAAAACAAAAATGCCAAACAGCGTCCGTATGCTCAGGCTCAATGTGGATTTCCCAATGGAGCAGCCAATCCAGCATACACCAATGGGTCGTTTACGAACTACAGAAAATATAAAGATAACGTCCCCAACATATGCGAATTTTGCGATAAAACTGGTTGTCGTATAGAAATTGCCCACTTAAATGGTGACAGAACCAACAGTCATCCAAGTAATCTCATGAAGTTGTGCGTTTCGTGTCACAAAAAACATGATTATTCGAATGGTAGAATGAGACGAGGAGAAAAAGGATATCCTGTTGATATCTTGCGAATTAAGTCTATAAAATTAGATGAAACTGAAGAAGTTTGGGATGTAACAATGGATATTCCTAATCATAATTTTGTAATCAGTAATGATATTGTAACTTCCAATTCTTTCAATAAATCGCATGCACGATCCTACGCCGAAATCGCTTTTCAAGCCGCTTGGTTAAAATGTCATTTTCCCCATGAATTTTTCACCAGCTACCTTACTTACTCCACATATAAAAATGATCCAAAAGAAGAAATCTATGGATTAGTACAAGATGCTAGACTTTTCGGGGTAATGGTCGTACCGCCAGATATTCGACGACGCAATATTCATTTCAAAATGATGGAAGGAACTCAAAAGAAAATAGCATTTGGCTTATCTCACATTAGAGGAGTAGGGCAAACCGCAATCCAAAAAGTTACCACAATAAGCGCAGATTCTCTCGAAAAGTGGGGTGATTTTTTAACAACAGTTCCTCATTTCCATCGTGACGTTGGAGTGGCTCTGATCAAGTCTGGAGCATGCGATTGCTATGCCTTAGATCGAGTTACAATGATCCGAGAACTTGAAGTGATTCTGGGAACAACAGTTCTCAATTCCGCAGGCAAGAAAGTCGAAGCCAAAGGACTCACGGTTAAAGAAAGAGAATTCTTTTTCACTAAACTCAAAGAGGGCCAGACAACAAAGGCAATTCTAAAAGAAATGGCGAAACCTGTGCCCAAAAAGCTTACCTTGGCCCAGATGAAAAAAGCCCAAATAATTTCTTTAGCCATGGACAGACTTGGAATTACAGAAGAAAGCCTCAAAGGTCAAACAAAAAAGACGATATCTGACAGCCTGTTAGCAGACGGATATAACGATACTCCACAGAAGTTGGCTTGTTCGACCGACGCTCGCCGTTCGGCAGTAGCAGAGAAAGTAGCTATCCTCGAAAAACCGATCCACGATACCAGCTTAGGCAATGCAACCGCCGAGAGGCACTTTCTTGGAATTTCTTTGTCATGCTCCCCTGCTGACGATGCAGATGATAGTTTGGCGACCCATTCGTGTTTAGAAGTGGCGCAGGCGGTGAATAATAAATCAATGGTTATTTGCGCTGTCATAGATGGGGTTAAGCATATAAAAACCAAAAGAGGCAAGAACCCGGGATCGTCTATGTGCTTTTTGACAATATCAGATTCTACGTATTCTGTCGATTATGCCGTCATTTTCCCTGACGCCTATAGCAGACTCAAACATTTTTGTAAAGACGATTTAATCGGTTTATTTTATGGAAAAAAACAAAATGGTAGTTTTATTATTTCGGATATTCAAAAGTTGATATGAATCAAGAGATACGATATCTAACAACAATCCATCAATTTAGAAATAAAATCGTAAAAAAGTCCGATAATCTATAATTTATGAAACAATCTCTCTACTTGGACGTATAACTTTATAAGGTACTAGGTGTTTTGCGTATAACCTTGAAAGGAAAAAAAATGGCAGAACTGATGGTTACAGGTGTTGGTGTTGCAACGGCAGATGCCGAACTTAGAAGTGTAGGAAAGAATGGTGCTAACGTTTGTTCAGTTAATCTTGCATTCAATCGTTCTTACAAGGATAAGCAAGATGAATGGCAATCTGAAGCTACATTTGTTCGGGTTCAGCTATGGGGTAATCGTGCTGTTAAGTTTGCCGAATTAGTAAAGAAAGGGCAGTCTGTTTATGTAAGTGGCTATCTTAGGCAGGAGAGTTGGGAGAATCAGGAAGGCCAAAAACGAGTAGCATTTTCGATTGCGGCACGAGATTTTCAATTATGTCAAAGAACTGCTAAAAATAGTAAAAATAACCAAGATGAGCCAAAACCAAAGCCTGCTCAAGATGAACCTGTTCCTGCCTCTGCTGCGACAACTACCAGTGATCTTCCTGACGAGGAAATCCCATTTTAAGGGGTGAGGCTTTAAGTGCGTCATAGACGGTCGCTAGATAAATTCATTATTTGTTGGGCGAGAAAGATGGCGGCTATCTATCCCAACAGTTGTACTAGTGAAGAAGATTATATCCAAGAGGGGTATTTGAAACTGGCCGAGATTCGTAAAGATAGGTGGCAAAAGCGCAATTTTCATACATATGCAACTGCGGTAATAGCCCGCTCTATAAGAGATGCTGCCATTAAAGCTACATTTCCACTATCCGCACCACTCAAGGTTAAAACGTTAGCGGTCAAGGTGAGACGTAGGTTGGAGATTGGACAATCAGAAAAAACAATTCGTCAACAGCTTAAGATCACAGCTAATATGTGGAAAGCAATACATCAATTGATTAAACCAACGGCCTCTTTGCTTATGTTACAAGAATCGCTGTACATTGACCCAGGAACATCTCTAGCTTTAGATGACATTCTAGCATTGCCCCAATTAACCATTGAAGATAAAGCATTAATTCTGGCTCAATATGACGATAATGTGGGAGCATTAGGTCTGAGTCGTAAACAGTCTTGGACGAGAATTCGTCGAATTCGTAAGAAGTTGAATCGGAGTGGTTATGGCGATAGTGCGTAAACGTCGCGTCTTATTTGTTGGAGAAGCTTCATTTCTCGCTACGGGGTTTTCAACTTATACAAATGAAGTTCTTAAACGACTTCATGCTACAGGTGAATTCGCAATTGGGGAAATTGGGTGTTACGGGCACGACGATGACCCACGATGCCAACAAGTCCCTTGGAAGTTTTATCCGGTAGCTCCATCTCGCAATAATCAACAAGCTATGCAAATATATAGTTCTAAACCCACTAACCAATTTGGCGAGTTAAAGATAGACGATGTATGTCTCGATTTTAAACCAGATATAGTTGTCGATCACAGAGATTTTTGGATGTGCTTTGCAAGTGGTACTTTAATTGTTCTCGCAGACGGTTCAGTTAAGCCTATTCAAAATATATCTTTGCAAGATAGTGTTTTGACTCATAATGGTAATATTCATAATGTTATCAATGTTTTTCGAAAAAAGTATAGCGGCGATTTATATACTATTAAAGCTAGCAATCTAACCATCCCTATTACGATGACATCAGAACATCCCGTGTTGGTTATAAACAGACACAAACAGCATTCTTTAAATCAACAATGGTCAAAAAACAAGCCATCGTGGAAATCTGCGAGAGAAATTACCAAAGATGATTTTTTGTGTTTACCTATTGCTAAAAATATTATTGACGACAGTAGATATTCCATTGATTTATGTAGATTAATAGGTTATTATTTAGCACAAGGATGTCTATTGTATCAAGGTAGGCGAGCAAATGGCCGAGTTAAAGGTATTCAGTTAACATTTAACCATAAGGCAATAAATTATATTGAAGATATTCGTCAATTAATTATGACTTATTTTTCTGTTGACGCAAAAATTCATAGAAGAGAAAATTGTAGTGTAATCCGGGCATACGGAGAAAAGATCGGGAAATTCTTTTTATCTCATTGCAATGAACACGCCAGAAACAAAAAGATTACCAAACAATTATATCAACTTCCTAATGAAAAAATTACTGGATTATTATGCGGACTGACAAGGGGCGATGGCTGTCTCAATAATCGTCGTGGATCATACAATACAATAAGCAAAAATTTAGCGTATCAAACATTTATGTTGTTTTGTCGATTGGGAATAGTTCCATCTATGTCGTACAATAAAAACCCCACTGGCAAAGGTCCGGGGGATCATTATCGATACATTATGGGTATTAGTGCTAAATCTCTTGATGGTTTCAAACAAGTCTATAATGATTGTTGTTCACCAACAGAAAGAGATACGACTAGAAGTAATAATGATTATATATTTTTGACAGTTAAAGATATAACAATCAAAAGTGTTAAAGAACATGATGTTTATAATTTTGAAGTTGCAAAAGACAACTCATATGTAACTTCTTTTGCAGTTCATAATTGTGAATTTATAGATAGATCGGCATTTAGACAAAACTTCGTTTTTCTCGCCATGCCTACTATTGATGGAGAACCTCAACGAGAATTGTGGTTAGATATGTATAAGCGATGTGATGGCGTTTTAACATATTCTAAATACGGAATGGATTTGCTTAAACGGACAGGCAGACCAGAAACAAAATTAATCACCATCGCGACCCCAGGCGTTGATCTTGATGTATTCAAGCCACCAGATAACAAAAGAGACCACAAAGCAAAATTGGGTATTGATCCGAATGCTATTCTTATAGGTATGACGGCTCGAAACCAAAAAAGAAAATTATATTATGATCTTATTGAAGCCTATGCCAAATGGTTACATAAATCCAAAGCCAAAGGGCATCTCGAATTGGCCAAAAGAACTTTTTTATACCTTCACACTAGCTACCCTGATGTGGGTTACGATATTGGCAAAGCTATTAAAGACTTCAAAGTTGGCAATAGAGTTATTATGACCTATCTATGTGGCAACTGTAACACGGCTTATCCTGCCTTTTTCTCAGGAGAATTAACTACATGTCGTAAATGCGGCGCAATGGCAGCACATCCTCCGAACGCTGGTCATTCATGCCCTCGCACTGTACTTGCCGATATTATGAAAACATTTGATCTTCATGTCCAATATGCCATCTGTGAGGGTGCAGGGATGCCAGCCCTAGAAGCAATGGCTTGTGGGGTACCTGTTGCAGCTATGCCATATTCAGCCATGGAGGACTATTTTCAATGTCCAACGAGTATCCCAATTCGTATCGAACGTTTCTTCTGGGAAGCCATAATCGAAACTGAACAACGACGCGCTTTGCCAGACAATCAAGACTTCGCAAATAAACTTGATCGTTTTCTCAAACAAAGTGAAACACAACGCATAGAACAAAGTCAAAAAACAAGAGCATATGCCACTGAATTAGTAGATACATATGGTCAAACCCAAAAAATGCAAAGATATAGTTGGGATAGAACCGCAGCAATTTGGGGACAAGTAATCCGAGAAATTAAAATCAAAGACCCACAGACCACATGGTTCTCCCCAGAATCCAGGATACATCAGCCCAACCTCACTCCACCTAAGCAAGATATGAATAACACTGAGTTTGTACGATGGGTTATCTCTCACATTTGGCAACGGCCCGATATGGCTAGAACTCATTTTGCTGGAGAGTGGACGAAAGCTTTGAATAGTGGAGCAAGAACACAGGGAGATAAACGAGTACCCTTTGATCGCCAACAATTGGTCCAATATTTCTTGCAAGAATTGACAAAACGGAATCAATCGGAACAAAAACGTTTAGCGAAAATAAAACCTATGGATAATGACCAAATTAACGCGGTGGTAATATGATAAAAATATGCTATATAGGGGTATTCCGTGACGGGACGGGTTATAGTAATGCCGCTATTCGCAATGCACTTGCGTTAGAACAAGGAGGCATTGATGTTGTTACCCGTACCGTTTCTTTATCTCAATCTAAAAACCATGTATTAGCCAAGCAAGTCGAACATTTAGAGGATAAGACTACGGATGGGGTAGATGTGGTCTTTCAACATATTTTGCCGCATTTGTTTGAGTATAAGGCTAATGTAAAAAATATTGGGTTTTTCACTTGGGAAACCACCCATTTTACTCGTTCCAATTGGTCTCATTGCTGCAATTTAATGGATGAAATTTGGGTACCATCAATTCAAAACGCACAAGCCGCTAAAGATAGTAATGTAGTAGTACCAATTAAAATCTTTCCTCACTCTTGCGACATCTCAAAGCTTAATAGTTCGCCAACCCCACTATCTTTACCATCATTACGAGGTAAGTGCGTTTTTTATACTATTGGAGAACAAATTCGTAGAAAGAATTTCGCCGCTTTGCTTCGCGCTTATTATGGTACTTTTAATTTACGAGACGATGTTGCTTTAGTAATTAAAACTAACTTACCGGGACAATCTGCCGAAACGACAGTTGACTATATTCGTAAGATGGCAACAGATATTAAGGCAGCTATGCATATTTACACAAAAACTCCATGTTACCCACCAATAATCGCCATTACCGACTATCTGCCAGACAACAAACTAGATCAATTGCATGCAGCGTGCGATGTGTTCGTTTCTCCCTCTCATGGCGAGGCATGGGGTATCCCAGCGCATGACGCAATGAAATTTGGTAAACCAGTAATCTTGAGTAACTGGGGCGCTTATCCCGAACTCGCTTATGGCCAAGCGGCATCCCATTGGTCGCCTGAAAAACAACAATTTACACATCCCGGTGAGATATATACAGGATGGTTAATAGATGGGCGACTTACTCCGTGCTTTGGAGCACTCGAAAGCTTTCCAGATTTATACACGGCCTCGGAATCGTGGTATGATCCTGATATAGAGCACCTTAAGGTTTGCATGAAACAGGCGTACCGAGAATGGCAAGATGGCTCTCTACATATTCGTGGTCAAGCAGCAGCAGCAAGGGCTAGGGAATTTAGTTATGGGAAAATCGGGAAGATTGCGCGGGGATTATTAAATGAATAATTTAATCGGACAAAAATTTGGAAGATGGACAGTAATTGAACAAGGAGGAAGTAAATGGCATCACCATTATCTTCGCTTTTAAGAAGTATCAATAGAGATAAGACTCGTCCCTTAAATATTCTTTTTGCACTCAACCATGAGGCATATCAAGCAACATTAGCAAAGACGGGGCATACCTTCTTTATGCTACAACACCCTCGTTTTCATCCTTGGAATCGAAAAGAACGCGAAATGCCATCAAATGTTATTCCTCTGGGGGGAGGAGATATTAATGGGCAACTAAAAAGCGATATCACATTTGATTTAGTACTTAGTCAAAACCGCATTGATCATTATCCCATAATGGTCCAATTAGCTCAACAACTAAATTGTCCATTATTGCAAGCCGAACATACGCTGCCCTGGCCGGACTGGCCCGACGAAACCACAGAACGAACAGGTCGTTTACCGTGCTCTCACGACATCTTTATGGCCGACTTTTCGGTCGGAGCTTGGTTGCGTGACCCCGAGGATCAAAATGTCACGGTTATTAAACACGGAATGGATACAGATTACTGGAATGGGTGGATTGGTGGCGATGGTAAAGTAATAACTGCGGTATGGAATTATCCACAAAGAAACCAAATTTGTGGTTTTGATCTGTATCAAGAAGTCACCAAAGGTCTTCCAACTAATCCATGGGGTGATTCGCCGGGATTTTCCAAAAATGCTGACAATGCTGATCATTTGAGAGAGCTTTATCGTCGTGCATCGGTTTTTCTTAATACAACTTTATGGTCTACGACTTCGTTTAGTTTACTTGAAGCGATGAGTGTTGGTTGTCCAATTGTTACCACGGCAACTACTGCAATGCCTGAATTCATAGAAGATGGTGTCAATGGTTTTATCACCAATGATCCGAAAGCGATGCAAGAGCGATTAAAATGGGTGATTGATCATCAGGATGAGGCTCGTCGTATTGGCGATGCTGGCAGAAAGACCGTATTGGAACAATTTGGGCAAAAACGGTTCCTTGATGAATGGGATCAAGCATTTTGGAAAGTAGTACGAGGTCCGGTGGGAAGATTGGCATAGAAAGGTATAAAATGAAACTAAATCTACGTTGCGGCAACGACATCAGGGCTGGTTACCTTAATATTGATGTTTTTCCATCACAAGTCTCACCAGACTTATATCGGCAAGGAGACATCCAATCACTAGACTGGGTAGCAGAAAATGGCGCTATCGATGAAATAGTAGCAACTGACTGTTTGCAATATATAAATCTGATTAGTCTCAAAGAGACTGTTCAAAATTGGGCACAAAAATTGCAATTAGATGGAGTATTAAAACTACAAGCAATCGATATGCATATGGCTGCCTCTGCATTTGCAAACAATCAACTTAATCTCAGTGAATTTGCTAGTCTAGTTTTCGGTTCTCAAGAACAAAATGACAATCGTAAATCTGTTATGGACATGCTAACATTATGTCAACTATTAGAATCATCGGGATTAACGATTGAGCTTAAGAGATATTCTGGACTCTCTCTATATGTTGAGGCAAAGAAATGATTTATACAGACTGCAATAATTGCTGTTTTCGCCATGAAAATAGAGACAGCCAAGTATGCGGGATAGGACAGTTTTGGCAAAACGATACAATCAATACCCCAGGATATTGTCGTGGTTTTCGTTCTTTTGCATGGGCGGCTAAAACCGGCCTAAAGTCTAAGACGGAATTATGCGAAAAAGCTGCCGAAGAAACTCTGGCCAGATTCAAATTGACTTTACTTGTTCTTTTTCATGAAGATATAGCAGACAAAGATCATTTGCAGCACACCATGAACGCAACATGGTTTGGCCACTTTATAGACAAAATAATCATTGCTGATACCACCGCACCATCAAAACGCACAAATATCACTCTTGAATATTTTAGCAATCTCAGGAACAACAAAACGTTGAATGGCATTCCCGTGTCACTTGATGTGCCAACGAGAGAAGAGCTTCCTAGTGAATCGCCCAAAACTATATATCGACTTGCCAGAAAGATACAATCACCATTTTTTATAGCTATAGAGGCCGGTAGGCGAATAGCTAATATAAACATCATGGCTGAACATATTGTCAGTTTGCCTACAAGGGCTATTTATTGGCATTTTCCTACAATGATGGGAAGAACATTGATTGCTTTTACCAGTTCCGATAAGGGCCTCTATATTACTAAACCATACAAAGAACTAGCGATAAACGATGGGAAAACATTTGCCCAACAACTACGGGAAGATCAGGAAATAGCAGGGGGAATCTCTCTCTCATGGCTTTGTGATAAATGCTGGATGATATAAAACAAAATGCCAAAATTTATTGATTTAGTTGGGCAAAGATTTGGGAGGCTTATCGTTATTCGATTTGATGGAAGAGATAAATGGAGAAAATCTTATTGGTTGTGTAGGTGCGATTGTGGCAAAGAAAAAATCATTGGAGGTAATAATCTCAGAAGTGGGAATACAAAAAGTTGTGGTTGTTTAGCAAAAAATAATGCTCTGAAACATGGCCACACCATAAAGGGGAAGGGAACGAGAACCTATGAATCATGGCACAGTATGATTCAAAGATGTACCAACCCGAAAGATAAACGTTATAAAGATTATGGTGGTCGAGGTATTACGGTTTGCGAAAGATGGTTAAATTCTTTCCCGAATTTTCTTGAGGATATGGGAGATCGCCCTAAAGGACACCAAATTGATCGAATGAATAACGATAAGGGGTATCACAAATCTAATTGTTGTTGGATTACTCCGAAAGAACAACAGAGAAATAAGCGGAATAACCTTTTTGTAACCCATGGGGGAGAAAGATGGCTTTTAATAGAATTATGCGAAAAGCATAATATGCCCTATAGTGTTGTTAAAAGCCGCATTTATCTCGGTTGGCCAATCGAAAAGGCATTAAAGACACCGGTTAGAAAGTGCAAGAGAAAAAATGAAGGATAACGAAAAAATTACGATTATTATTGCCACAGAAAATAATGCCAAGACTATTGTCCGCGCAATCGAGTCAGTGATCGGAGGAATTCGTTCTGCTAATAAGGTCATCGTTGGAGATAATGATAGTACCGATGGAACATATGATGTTCTGTGTCAATTTCTAGGAGCAGAGCCGATCGAAAGAGATGGCCAAACTGGTTTGCCTCCTGAATTTGAAAAAGGAATTGATAGTGTACCAATTAAGATTTTCCGTAAACAAAAAACTACTACGGCTCATACACTTAATGTCGCAATGCAAATGGGACATCAAGGTACAACTATTTTTGGATTCTGCGATCCAGCCAGTTGGTTCGCTCCAGATAAAATTTCACAAGCGATTGGTGTTTTTCAGCAATTTCCTGTTGTTGCTTGCGTTGTTAGTGATTGCGACGACCATTATCCTGATGGAAGAATAGAAAGACAATTCAAGCCAGCTTTTGATATAAACAGATTGACACAATCTTTTCCGTATGACAACAACTTTCTCATACGCACCCAAGTATTTCAAAAACTCCAAGCCGGTTTTACCGAACAGCTACAAGCAAGAGAGGCATACGATCTCCTGTCGAGAGCTTCAGAAATAGGTCTAATCTATCACATTCCTTCTCCGCTTCATACTAACACGATAACAGAACAGAGTGTCTCAACTCAACAGTTAATGTTGCAAAGCGACCAGATCGTACAGCAGATTACGGCACAGCGCAGACAACAGGGGCGGACCAGTGGGAAATAGCGGGAAAAATCATAAACCTAATTCGAATGCTCAACGGCACAAAGAAGCAATGCGCCGTAAAGCGAAGGCGGAAGACGAGATGGCCCAACTAGGACTAACACTACAAAGCGATCTTATGGCTATCGGTGTTATCCTAGAATACTTGACTGTTTCACAACTTACCTATCTCGGGATAATATCAATTAATGAATTTTGCCATAAGCGTGTCGGTGTTGATTTCTGTATCTTTTATCAGCATTATTCTCCACCACCTGTCAAACTTTTGTGTCCACTATTCGAAATCCACAAGTTGAGCGAATGGCATCATCCGGTACTTGCTACTAGCATCCAAACCTGTCTAGAAGCTTTAGACTACAATATCCCTATCATTTTCTTTTACGCTATTGATCCCGATTTCATTGGGGAACATAATCTTCCTTCTAACGATCTTCAACGAGCTTATTGTGATCCTAGAGTGCGTATCATTGCTCGGCATGAAGACCATAGACGACTAATAGAAACTGAGTTTGATATCAAGGTATGCGGTATCATCCCTGATTTTGATGCTGAAAAAATCATAGAACTGATTGCAAAGGAGACAAATCATGTCGCTGATCCCACCCACCAGAATGAGTAAAAAAGAACTACAAGATGCTCTATTAAAGTCCGGTTTTACCGAAGCACGACTTCGTGATGAGAATGGCAAAAAACTGAAAAGAGAGGCACTAATGGAAACATACTTAGGCACGAAACCTCCTGATGACACTATTTCTGTCCAGCAGCCTGACGACAAAGTGGAGGGCTCTGTAAGTGTGGCTAACGTTCTATGGTCTGAGAAAGATAAAGAGTCTTTGCCTCCCGGCCCCAGCGATCCCGAATGGACTCAGTACGTATTGGGAAAGTTCCTGCCGGATGAGGTAGATGGTCAGAATCCTCGCGTGGAGGGGCTTAGACGGGTCTCTAGCGAGCTTGTGGGAGAACTCGTGGAAGAGGGGTGTGACCTGGTGTCGGCTCCCTGTGAGGCTAATGGGTATCGAGCGTGTGTAAAGGCGTGGGCGATATTTCTTACAAACGGGGGTAAGGAAAAAAGATTTGAAGCTTTAGCGGATGCGCATCCAGATAATTGTATCGACGATTATGTTACATATTTGGTAGCAATGGCTGATACGAGAGCTAAAGGTAGGGTGTTTAGAAACGCATTGATGTTACGACGAGTAGTGGCGGCGGAGGAAGTGAGTAAGACGTTAGCTATGGCAGCGGATATCCAGAGTGGCGGAGCAATCCACGTCGGCCAGATTAGTATGATTCGTATTTTGACAGATCGTATGGGGATTTCTGTCGCGAAATTGCTTGAAAGCATGGGGATTCAATATGATATCAGTGAAAAGAGTGGAGAAGTCAACCTGAAGACTCTCCCTTATGAAGATGCTTTGGAGGTGACTAAACGGTTGCATAAGATCCGGCAAGATGGCGAAACGCCGGAAGAATTGAAAGCAATCTAATGAAGCTGCCTGATTTAATTGGACAAAGATTTGGAAGGCTTACCGTAATTAAACGGGTGGAGAGAGATAAATGGGGGCATCATAGATGGTTATGTAGGTGTGATTGCGGGAAAGAAAAAATTGTTCTTGGCTCCAGTCTCAAAAGTGGCCATACAAAAAGCTGTGGATGCCTGCGAAAAGAAATTATTCTGAAAGTAAATACCAAACACGGTCATTGCAAAAACAGAAAAATATCTCAAATCCATCGGATATGGGACGGGATGATTCAACGATGTACTAATCCGAAAAATAAAGCTTACAAAGATTATGGAGGACGAGGGATAACCGTTTGTGAGAGATGGTTAAATTCATTTCCGAACTTTTTGGAAGATATGGGTGAGCGTCCTGATGGGCTTACATTAGAACGAAGAAATAATGATAAGGGATACCATAAGAAAAACTGTTATTGGGCAACGAGAAAACAACAACAGAGAAACAAGCGAAATAATCGTTT